GAACTCGCATCACGCGACCGACCCGTTTCTGTGCGATCTGGTCATGGCGACCGATCTCGATCTTTAGGCAGTCGGACAAAATCTCCGATGTTGTCGGCCGATTCTGATTCCACAGCCATCCTCCGATGACGGCTTCCCATGAGTCGGAATCGCGCCTGGACTCAACCTCTTCGTTTTGAAGGTCCATCGGGACGTCCCACCATGAGCCGCCATCGTTGAACAGGTGGACGGCTTCAGCAAAGAGCTGGTCTCGGTTGTCACGCAGCCAATCGTGGTTCACGTTGCCGCAGCGAACGGGCCAGAACCGGCGTGCTCCAGTTTCGTCTCTCTGCCAGTCGTCTCGGTTCGTTGTGCAGGCCAGAACCGTTTGTCTCGGATGGTTTTCTGTGTTTCTGCCGTAACTCTTTCTATATCTGTCCATCTGGCAAGAGATAATGCCTTTGATGCGCTCAACCTCTGCGCGAGTAAATGAGTGCATCTCTGCAATCTCGACCAGCATGTGGCCTTTCAGGACTTCGTAGAAGTCTTTGTGCGTCACGTTTTCGTGACACTCTGTGAACCACTTGCCTCCGAGGATGCGCAGCGCGGTGGACTTGCCGGCGCCTTGCGTTCCTTCCAGAACAGGCACGGTATCAACCTTGCAGCCTGGCCGAAACACGCGTGCTACCATTGACATGACCCAGCAGCGGCCTACGGCGTCGGTGTAGGCATTTTCTGGGGCTCCAAGGCCTTCTGACATCAGGTAGGACAGCCGGCGCACGCCGTCCCAGGCAAGCGACTTCAGCCAGTCCTTGCACTCGTTGCGAGTGTCGTGGAAGGCGGCCACCACAGCAGCGTCGTGGCACGTTTGCAAGCCGATGCGCGTGAGTCCTACGTGGCGTTGCATGTAGAGCTGCAGCAGCACGTCGTCGGCGTCCTTCCACTGGCGTGCCTCTCCCTGCCAGGTGGTCATGATCGTGTCCAGGAACTCGTCATACCAAATCTTGCCGCGCAGATTTGGATCAGACTCAATCGCCCTGACCACGTTGTCAAGGTTCATGATGGGCGTCCCGTTCGGCATCAGCACCAGATCAAGCTGTTGCCGAGCGTCGATCTCTCCTGTCTCCTGGTCAATTGACGGTGGAATGGCGACCGCTGCGCTAGGTCGCCACTTTGTCGCCCGTGGCACCATGAAAGCCTTGCAGTCGTCCCAGCACGCAAAGTCAGCGTCTGCAGCGTCCCACCCGTCCGGTTGGCCCGAAACGTCCAGAACCTTGACCTCAGTTGCCCGCTCATGGATGATCTGCGCCACGCGCTCCATGGCCTTTCGGCCAGGCTCGTCTGCGTCCGGCCACAGCAGCACCTTTCGGCCTGTCAGCGGCGTCCAATCGGCCTTGTCCGCGGCCATTGCGCCTGCAGGCCACGTCACCGCCACATAGGGACCGCTGAACCGTCGTGCGGCGTCTGCGGCTTTCTCGCCTTCGACCACCAGCACCGCAGCGCCAGGACGCTCTGCAATCTCTTGGAGACCGTACAGCGGACGCGGCGATGGCCACTGGCCCATGCCCCAGCGCTCACCGTTCCACGTCCACGGGACAATCTGCTTGCGCTCGCCCGCAGGCTCGTAGCGGGCCACGTAGCCCAGCACCTCGCCGTCTGCGTTGCGGTACGTCCACCGCGCCGATGGCTTGCCATAGCGAGTGTGCACACACGGACACTCCGCGAAGTCGGCAGGAACTGGCGTGACAACGCGCCTAGCGGGTTCTGCCGGTGGCGCTGGGTGCACGTGACCGTTGACGCGCTTGGCCGGTTTTGTCTCACCGCCGAGCTGGCGGTAGGCATCGCCCATTGGCAGCTCATAGATTGCGGCGTACAGGCTCACTAGATCGCTGCCGTGGTCACCAGTTGCGAAGTCTGACCACGCTCCTGTTGCGAGGTTGACCTTGAGGGATTGACCGGCGGCACCGCTGAGATCGCCAGCGACCCAGGAATTGCCGCGCTTGCGGCCGGCTGGGAGCCAGGATGCGAGGTGAGTTTCAGCCGATGCGAGGAGTTGACGGGACAGGCCGTCGAAGTCGAGGCCGGCCATGATCAGACATCCAGTTCATCGATGTCCTCTTGATCCCTCGCATGGTCAGCGAGGATTTGCTCGCGCTGCAGAATCAGCTGCGTAACGGCCACCACATCGGCACCTGTGAAATCGCGCACGCGACTTTGAAGAAGCATTTTCTTGGCCATGTCCAGCGTGTCTCCAACTTGGACAAGTGCCTCATGCCAATGCCCATCGCCGCGCAGATTCTTCAGCGCAGCATCAAAGGGATGCGTATCAGTGTTCATCTTTATCACCTCACAAACAAACAGACAGGAAAGCCAGAACGTCATCTGGCTCCCGAACAGTATAGACCCGCAGCGCGGGCCAAAGTCAAGCCTCAGAACGGGATGTCGTCATCCATGTCGTCGAAGTTCGTCTTCGGCTTCGCCGCCGCCTGGCGCTCCCGATCTGCTCGCTCACGAATGGCCATGGCGTCACGCTGATCCTGCGTCATGCGAGGCGCAGGCGCGGCAGCTGGTGCAGGGGCCGGTGCGTAGGCGGCCTGCTCGTCCTTCGGCTTCACAGAAAGGCTCATGTACTTCTGGCCCGCCAGCTTGGTGCCGTCGCGGCCCTGCTTGATCCAGGCCGAAAGCCAGTATTCGCGGCCGTCCACGTTGATGCTGCCCCGGTAGTCCGGCCTGGATTCGTTGCCCTGCTTGTCATTCTTGGCCAGAAGGCCGCTGTTTTCGTTGCTGTACTGAGTCATAGATCCTCTGTGGTGATGCGGCTGCGCCGCTTGGTGATGGGCCTGCGGCCCAGGTGAAACAGGTGGCAATGAGGGCAGTGGTAAATCTGCCGGCTGCGGCCACGGCGCGAGGCGCGTTCGCCTACGCGCTGGGCTTGGGTGAACGTGGCGAAGCCCACCTTGCCGTCGCAGGCTGATGCGCGGTAGGTGTCGGATGGGGTCATGATTTCATCCGATCCAACGCCATTTGCCGCCTACAAGGTCGTCACCTACGGGCTGCGCAGTTCGGCCAGGCCGGCTATGCCACATAGCAGCGCTTCCTCCAGCGTCCTCTTTGTCGAGTCGGAACCCGGCGGCCCGCAAACTGGCGCCGCCTTCGTCAGGCAGCGTGTATGTGTAGATCGGTGCGTATCCAAGGGCGCGCGCAGCGCGTCGGGCCGCGCCGTACAGCATGCTGCAAGCGTTGCGGGTTCCATCGGTGCACAGTCGGGTCACTTCGGCCGCTATGCCATTGTCCAGCCGCGGCGCCACGGGGCGGCCAATGATGGCCACGCCACGCAACAGGCCGGCCTCGCAGGCCACGCCAACGCTGAACTTGTGACCCACCACCGGCCGCGAATGCCTGTGCATTTTGCGCACAAACTCGTTCGCGGTCTTCAAATCAACAGGCACAACGTGCAATGTCATGCCAGCAACGCCACTGCATCCTCAACCGACCGGCAAACCCCGGCCACGCCGCCCGCCTGGCGGATCGTGGCGAGGAATTCCTCCTGGCCTGGACGCATGCGCCCGGTGGCCGATTTGACCTCGATGGCCAGCGTGCGGCCGTCCTTGAGGACGCCCATGATGTCGCTCATGCCCTTGGCGGTGTTCGCCCTGATGTACCGCACAGAACCGTCGCGGTTGCGCTCCTGGAACGTGCCCGAGTTCTGCCGCCAGCATTGGGCGACCTTCGGGTGGCGCTTCAGCAGCGCCATGACGGCCTTCAAAATCTGCGCCTCGGTGGGCTGGCCTGACGGTTTGCGCGGCCCGCGCTTGGCCGGCTCTGGCGGAATGTCCAGCAGCACGCGGGGCTTGTTGTTCATAGCCGCGTAGAGATCCATCGTGGCCTGGTTGCGCAGCATCTTCTCGCGCAGGGTTTCGCGGCCTCTGGTTGTCATCCCATCGCCTCAGAGATCAAGTCACCGAAGGCCAGCTCCTCGGTTTCTGCGCCAATCTTGATGCCGGCCGCCGCTGCCGCCACGTTTTTGCACGCCTGGCGATAGTAGCTTGCCTTCAGTTCAGCACCAACCCCCCGCCGGCCCAGCATGACAGGGCTGTAGACCTCGCTGCCAACGCCCATGAACGGCGTGAAGACCGTCTCGCCTGGATTGCTGAAAAGCTGCACGCATCGATCAATCACATCCAGCTGCAACGGATGAACGTGCTTTTCGTCGTCCCCATCTCTCGCCTCACGGAACGGCAGGACATGGCCAATGCGAATGTCGTCCCACATGCAGTCGGCGTATTGCCGCCAGATCCAATGCGAAAAGCGGTTTTCGGTTTGCTTGCCCTTCCATCCCCGGTAGGCCATGACATCGCCAGGCGGAACCCGCTCACCAGCGTATTCAAGCATTCCGACCGGATGGCGCACGGGAACCGGATTGGCCCCGCGCTTGCGGAAGGTCAGCAGTTGGTCACCAGCGGCCACGCCACAATCAATCGAGTCCTCCACCAGCGACTGATGCGCAAGGTTTTTCTGCATGGTACGCAGGCGCACAGCCAGCGGCTCCTTCCAGATCATGCGGCGGCCAGTGAAAAGCCAGCCCTCACGCTCATGCAGGCGAATGATGTCGCCAGGAAAGTCAATGTAGCTGTCGGTCCCGCTGTTGCTGCGTGGTACATCCATGCAGTGCACAGCGGTCACGCGGCCTGGCATGGTCACTCGCGCCAGTTCCCGCACTACGAAAGCGTACTGGTCGAAAAACGTATCGTAGTCATCGCAGTTCGACAGGTCTCGGTCGTTGCTGCTGTAGTGATACAGGCCACCGAATGGCGGCGAGTAGACCGACAGATGCATGCAGGCATCGGGCATGCCTTGCATGACCTCTATGCAGTCTCCGTGATAGAGGGCGAACTTGTCGGTAATCAATTGGTCGTGGACAGCCATGATGGAATCTCCTGAGTCTTTGTGAATTGCGATGCGCGCTCGATGGCCTGGGCGGCGTTCATCTGCGCAACCAAGTTGGAAAACATCGTGTCAGCTTGGGCGGCCTTGCGCTGCAGGTTGCGCAGCACTCCGCGTTCCCCTTCGGTTGTCACAATATCAACGGTCACCGGCCGCTTCTGGCCAAAGCGCCAGCATCTGCGAACGCCCTGGTAATACTGCTCGAACGAGTGCGACGGGAAAAACGTGATGTGGTTGCAGTGCTGATAGTTCAGCCCCCATGCGCCGATCTTCGGCTTCGTAATCAGCACACGGGCGCGGCCACTGGCAAAGTCCAGCAGCTTGCCCTCCTTCTTGTCGTCGGAATCGGCCCCGCTCACCTCCACCGCATCGGGTATCAGGTCCGCGAGTAGGTCGCTCTCGTCGTTCAGATGGCACCAGACAAGCGCAGGCTGGCCGGTGTCGTTGACCAACGAAGCCACGCGCTCGCATCGCTCGCGCACGGTCCTGCGGCGCTCCTCGCGCTGTTCATCAAGCCCCACGGCGGGCAGTGCGAAAAGCATTCCATCGGCGCAAGTGTTGGACTCCACCACATGCTCGACTTCGTTGATTGGCGGCAGGATGAACCGGCTATCGTCAAACCCGATGTCAGAAGGGCGCCGCACGGCCCTGGCCCACGAACACACCCACCGCCAAAACGGCAGTTCAGCGTGGCCCTTCAGGCGCCACTTGATGACCTCTCCAGCGAATCGACCTGAAGCGCTGTTGTTCAGGTCGTTCTTGAAGAACCGATTTAGCATGTCCATGTGCCCGAGGTAGCCCAGCGCCTCAGACGATGTGCCCAACTCCGTGAAGTCGTTAGGTGCCGCCGTGGCCGTTGCCAGAAGCCGATAGGGCAGCTTGCGCGCGAAGGCGGTAATCGCGGTCTTGGTCGATCCCTTGAAGCTCTTGAGAATGCTGCTCTCGTCGCACGCCACGCCCACAAAATCAGCGGCATCAAAAAGGTGCAGCTTCTCGTAGTTCGTGATCGTGATGCCAGGGTGAGAAAAACCGTCTCGGGACACCTTGGCCGCAATGCCGAACTTCTCAGCATCGGCGGCGATTTGATGCGTCACCGCCAGCGGCGTCAGAAGCAAAACCTTGCCGTTCGTGCGTTGGACCACGTTGTCAGCCCACACCAGTTCCATCGCCGTCTTGCCCAGCCCGCAATCCGCAAAGATCGCAGCGCGCCCCTTGCGAAGCGCCCACTCTACGAGCGAAGCCTGGAAGTCGAAAAGCCACGGCGGCAGCGATATGGGCTCAAACCCATGTTCCCCACCTAGCTGGGCCTTGCGGTCCAGGAATGCAGCGTATTCCGCTGCCGATTCGTTTTGCACTCTCTCTCCTTTCGTTGCGGCCATGCCGCAGGTTGAAAAATCATCGGGTCCGGCTCACCATCGGGCCGGCTCCACATCTGTAGGCGTCTCCCGCAGATACCGCGACGGCAGCCGCTTGACCGTGCCGCGAAGCACCGACTCAGGCAAGCCAGGGAACGGCCAATCCGGGCGGATGCGAGCCACGCGCAGGGTTGCCACGCCGACCTCCAGCACCATGGCGTCCTGGCCGTCTGACAGGCGCACGCGGTCGCCTTGTTTCACTCCAGAATTTCCCGAATCTGCCCGAGCATTTCGCGCACGGTGTCTAGCTGGATGCCGCGGTCAACGCTGGTGCTTAGCTGGTGGCCATACGCTTGCATGTTGCGGTCGGACAGCTCTCGCAGATGATCCAGCGCAGCGATGGCCATGTGTGCCGTGGCGATGTCCCGCGCCGTGATCTTCTGGCCGCGCCGCTCGGTGATCTCCACCAAACGCAGGCGTGCGGTTTCATCTGTGCTCACGGCTTGCGCCCCTTCAGCTTTCGGCACGCCGCCACCAGGCGCTCCACCAGCTCAAGCCGAGGCGAGTTCTCGCCGTGCCGCAGCCGGTAGATCGTTTTGATGTTGACGCCTGCCTCGGCGGCCAGCGCTTTCGCGTCAACCTGCCGCAGCAGCTCTGAGAGTTGTTCACGGGTAATCATGTGGCGGATTCTGGCATGGATGTCTATCGTTGAACAGACATTTATGTCCCTGCGATTTTGTCGGGATTGTTAAAAGCATTGGACATTTGTGTCCTGTGAGCGCAGAATTCATTCCATCGCAACACGCAACCGGAGACGCAAGATGAACCTGCACCTGACCATTGAAAACGTAACCAAGTTGGCAGAACTGATCTGCGCAAAGTTTGGAATCAGCATGGATGACGCGATGCAATTGGCCGAGTTCAACTTGACGTATGCCAAGTCCTACCAAGAGGCAGCAAGCCGCATCTGATTTACCCATCGCAACACGAAGCCGAACCAGGAGCCTAAACATGAACGCACGCACCACCGCCCTCGCTGATCAACTCACCCGCACCTACGTCGTCGGCTGCGACACGCTGATGGACCTGGTGCTCAAGCAGCGCCAGCACGGCTACATCCCCACCATCCGCAGCGACTACGGCACCAAAGCCGAGCGCCATGACCGAACCGTGCTGGCCCAGTCCTACGACTTCTTGGCCACCGAGCTCGGCCTGGAGCCCTGCTTCAGCAACTACAGCCGCAAGGCTCGCGCCGAGATCATCAACGCCTGACCTGCCACCCGCTGCGGTGGCAGCGGCAAGCCCAGCGGCTTGCCCGTGTCACCCACCAACCGAACCACACCATGCAACCCCTCCGCCCCATCGACTACGCATTCGCCGCCGCCTTCGGCATCACCCTCGGCTGCCTGATCGCTGCCTTCATCTAAACCACAGGAGCCAACCTCATGCAATACACCACCTACGGCCCCGGCGATAGCGCCACCTGGGGCCCGTGCACCGACCCGCGTGACCCGCGCTGGGATGGCGACCGCGAACCCAGCGATAGCCACCGCGCCGATGCGGCCGACGAACTTCTGGCCGACGCCTGGACCACCAGCGACTGGCTGATCCACAACATCACGCAGCCAGAGGGCGGAACCACCGACGTCCGCGGCTTCGAAGACCTCGACATGAGCGAGGCCACCACCGACCAGCTGTGGGCGCTGATGCTCACGGGCTCCGACGCGCAGTGCCTGCACGCCCGCATGGAACTGAAGGACCGCATCCTGCGCGACGAGCGCACCTGGATTGATGACCGCGCCATGGAGCTCATGGCCGACAGCATGAACGATGACCCCTATCACGACGACCCCCACCACTGGTACTGAAAGGACCACAGCATGACAACCACATTCAAGGCTCACCGTTCCACCACCACGGCGGAATTCGGGCACACCGTTTTCATCATGAGCAGCGGCGCCGGCAAGCTCGACTGCAGCATCTGGCTCACCGACGAAGAAGCCCTGATCCTGGCATCTGAACTCCGCGCCGCCGTGGCCAAGGGCTCGGCCACTGCCGATGCTTCCGCAGAAATCACCACCATGGAGACCGCATGACCACCCTCACCGACACCCAGCGCGATGACGCCTGGTTTGCCGCCCGCGCCGGCAAAGTCACCGCCAGCCGCTTCAAGGACGTACTGGCCCGCAACAAACCCACGGCCGCGCAGGCCAAGGCCGGCGAGCCTGGAAACCCGAGCGCCGACCGCACCCGCTACCTCTGGCAGATCGTGACCGAGCGCCTGACGGGCCAGCCCGTGATCACGCCTGACGCCGCGCCGCTGCGCTGGGGCCGCGAGAACGAAGACGCCGCCCGCGTGGCGTACCAGTTCACTACCAGCGCCAGGATCACTGAGACTGGCTTCATCGCGCACCCGAAGCTGGCCTGCGGCGCCTCGCCTGACGGCCTGGTGTCAGACGAATCTGACCCCGATGGAGCCTTCGGGCTGATCGAGATCAAGTGCCCATGGAACTCGCAGGTTCACCTCGAGACCTGGTTGAACGGCATGCCCGAGGATCACATGCCGCAGATCCAGGGCCAGATGTGGCTGACAGGCCGCGAGTGGGCGGATTTCGTCAGCTTCGATCCACGCATGCCGGCTGACCTGCAGCTGTATGTGCAGAGGATCAAGGGTGATCCCGAATTCCAGTCTAGGCTGGAGCGCGAGATCATCGCATTCAGCGCAGAGGCCGACGACATTGTGGCCAGACTGCGTGCC